ACTTTGGATTTACAACAAATATATTAGGAATTGACAGTGCGTTATGATGGATTCAAACACAGCTAATAATGACTTTGAGTATGCTCGACAGATATATCATGATCTGTTAGCAAAAGGATCTGAGTCAATGGAGGAGATGATGGAGGTTGCAAGAGCAACTGAACATCCTCGTGCCTTTGAAGTTTTATCTAATATGATGAAAAACATATCAGATATTAATGGCAATCTTATGGATATGCATAAGAAGAAAAAAGACTTTGAACAAAAAGAACAGAAAGCTTTGCCTCAAGGGCAGACTACAAATAATGTTTTTGTTGGATCTACTTCAGATTTACAACGTATGCTACAAGATGAAATGATTGATGTTACTCCAAAAGAATGACACATACTTAGGTAATCCTAATATAAAACGAGACGGAATAGTTACTCAATGGACAAACGAAGAAGTTCTTGAGTATGCTCGTTGTATGAAAGATCCGTCACACTTCGCCACAACTTATTGTAAGATTATATCCCTTGATGAGGGATTAGTTCCTTTTGAATTATATGCTTACCAAGAAAAAATGTTTAAAGCGTTTGATGCAAATCGCTTTAATATAGTATTAGCATGCCGACAGTCTGGTAAATCTATATCTTCAGTAGCATATCTATTATGGTACGCTTTATTTCATACAGAAAAAACTATTGCTGTTATGGCAAACAAAGGTGCTACAGCTCGCGAGATGCTGGGTCGTATTACTCTTATGCTAGAAAATTTACCTTTTTTCTTACAGCCCGGTTGTAAGGCTTTGAATAAGGGTTCAATCGAGTTTTCAAATAATTCCCGTATCGTTGCAGCGGCAACGTCAGGCTCCTCGATTCGAGGTATGTCTGTGTCGTTATTGTATTTAGACGAGTTTGCGTTTGTGGAAAATGCTGCTGAGTTTTATACGTCGACATATCCGGTTATCTCATCTGGTACAAATACTAAAATCATTATTACATCTACTGCTAATGGTATTGGTAACGTATTTCATAAAATCTGGGAAGGTGCTGCGCAAGGAATAAATGAGTTTAAACCTTTTCGCGTTGACTGGTGGGACGTACCTGGACGTGACGAGAACTGGAAAAACCAGACAATAGCAAATACGTCTCAGCTACAATTTGACCAAGAGTTTGGAAATACATTTTTTGGTACCGGAGATACATTAGTTAACGCCGAAACATTACTAAAGCTTCGAGCAAAAAATCCTCTGCGCTATCTTGAAGGCGGTGACCTTAAGATCTACGAAGAAACACAAAAAGATAACGAGTACGTTATGTTAGTTGACGTATCGAAAGGAAGAGGACAGGATTATTCTACATTTAATTTAATCGATATAAGCTCTAGACCTTTTAAACAGGTTGCCGTTTATCGCAACAATCTTATCTCTCCATTACTCTTCCCTAATATTATATATAAGTGGGCGAATTCCTATAACAAAGCATATGTCGTAATTGAGTCAAATGATCAAGGTTCTCTTGTGACAAATGGTCTCTATCATGATCTAGAATATGAGAATATGCATGTTGAGTCTGCCATTAAAGCAAATGCTCTTGGAATTGAAATGACTCGTAAAGTTAAAAGGCTTGGCTGCTCATCATTTAAAGATATAATAGAAAATAACAAACTAGACATATGCGATGATGATACTATTTTAGAAATATCTACATTTGTAGCAAAAGGAGTATCATACGAAGCTTCTCCTGGAAATCATGACGATTTAGTGATGAATCTAGTAATGCTAGGTTATTTTATGTCAACACAATATTTTAGCGATATGACTGATATTAATCTAAAAGAAATAATGTTTAAACAAAAGATGAAAGAAATAGAAGATGATCTCCCTCCATTTGGATTTATTGATGATGGACTACCTGCTCACCCAACAGAAGAAGAAATTGAAGGAAGGCAGTGGGCTATAGAATATATGCCAGATATTTAAATATTATAAATAAGACTGAGTGAAAAAGAATTCGTATTATGAACCCGCATATAATTTAAATTTTCGAGAGGACAGAAATTATGGCATTTTCAGAATCTCCGGCAATTACGGTAAGAGAGATAGACGCGTCTGGTGTAGTGCCAGCAGTTTCTTCTTCTACTGGCGCATTTGTTGGTAATTTCCGTTGGGGCCCTGTTGAGAAACCAGTTTTGATTTCTAATGAAGCACAGCTGGCAGAAACATTTGGGACGCCAACACCCGCTAATTCTGTCGATTTCCATTCGGCAGCGTACTTTCTTAAGTACACAAATGCCCTTCAAGTTGTTCGTGTATTAGGCGATACAGATGGTTATAACGCTTATAATCATAACGAAGTAGCTAAGGGCAAAAATGTCAGAGTTAAAGATGGTGATGCATGGGATGCAGCACTAGCAGGATTTGATTCTGATAAACATACATTCGTAGCTAAATGGCCAGGTGCACTGGGCAATAGCTTAAGAGTTTCTTTATGCCCACAACAAGGTGCTGATTCAGCATATAATGGATGGGCATATAAGGATAATTTTGATACACCTCCCGGTACATCAGGTTTTGCTGAAGGCAAAAACGCAGTGAACGACGAAATTCACGTTGCAGTTGTCGACCAAGGCGGCAAATTTTCCGGTACAAAGGGAACAGTATTAGAAACATATCCATTTGTTTCAGTGGCAGCAAATGCTAAAACATCAGATGGTTCAACAAACTTTGTGAGAGACGTAATCAATAGAAAATCAGCATACATTTGGATGGCTGGTTTTGATTCAGATTACACTGTTGCAAACTCTGGACTAGATGCAGATTCTGGAAAAGATTTCCAACTTTCTGCTGGCGTACTAGCTGCTAAAAACTACGAACTAGATTCTGGTGATGAGTCAGAAAATATGGACGTAGGTGATTACATTACTGGTTTTGATAAGTTTGAAGACAAAGATAATATCCAAGTAGATCTTATGATTGCTCCTCAAATGTCATCAAGAACAGATACGACAACAATCGTTAACGATTTGGTAAGTATTGCTCAAGGTCAACGTAAAGACTGCGTAGTAGTTGCTTCACCAGCAAGAAGCGATATCGTTGGTGCAACTCCGGCAAATGCTAATACTGCTGCTGTGACGACCGCTAATACATTTACTGCTTCTTCATATTTAGTTGTCGACAATAACTTTCTTAAAGTCTATGATAAATATAACGATGAGTTTATCTTTGTCCCCGCAAACTCTTCAACCGCAGGCGTTATGGCTGCGACTGATGTAACAGCGGCAACTTGGTTCTCACCAGCTGGTCCACGACGTGGTCAATATCTTGGTGTAACAGGTATTTCATACTCTCCGAACAAAGCTCAGAGAGATGTGCTATATCGTAACGGTATTAACCCGATTGCGAATATTCCTGGTCAAGGATTGCTACTATTTGGTGATAAGACAAAACTCGCAAGGCCTTCGGCATTCGATCGTATTAACGTACGTCGTTTGTTCTTGACTATCGAAAGAGCAATCTCGATTGCAGCTCGAAACGTAATGTTCGAATTCAACGATGAATTCACAAGAGCAGAGTTCGTTGGAGTTGTAGAGCCATTCTTAAGAGACATCAAAGGTCGCCGTGGTATAACAGACTTCCGTGTGATTTGTGACGAAACAAACAATACGGGTGCAGTTATAGATAGAAATGAATTTGTTGCGACAGTCTTAGTCAAACCTGCACGTTCGATCAACTTTGTTACTCTTAACTTTGTTGCCGTACGTACCGGAGTTGATTTCGCAGAAATCGCTGGGGTGTAAGGAGGTTTAAATGGCTATTTTAGGTATCGACGATTTTAAATCCAAACTTGCAGGTGGGGGCGCACGTCCAAATCTGTTTAAAGTCACTGTAAACTTTCCAACAGCAATTCCCACTGCGGGTGATGCTGAATTAACTTCTTTCTTATGTAGAGCGGCTCAGTTGCCTGGTTCTACGATTCCACCTATGCCAGTGCCTTTCCGAGGCCGAGTGCTAAATATGGCTGGTGATCGTACATTTGAACCATGGACTGTAACTTGTATGAACGATACAAACTTTACAATTCGCGATTCAATGGAAAGATGGATGAATGGGATTAATGCTCATTCACTTAATACAGGGGAAGTGAATCCAGTAAACTATCAAGCTGATTTAAAAGTTGACCAATTGGATAAGGACGAAAAAGTTCTTAAAACATACAACTTTATTGCGGCATTCCCAACAGCAATCTCACCAATCGAGCTTGCTTATGATGCCAATGATCAGATTGAAGAGTTCACAATTGAGTGGACTTACCAGTACTGGACATCAAACACAACTAGCTAAGTTGTTCAGGAGGCCAGGTTCTCTGGCCTCCTTATTTAATTTAGGATGAAGTATGGCCGACAATAATGCATTAAAAATATTTGGCTTCGAAATTCGAAGGGCGAATAAAAAAGAAGAAGATAAGAAGTTACAATCTATTGTACCTCGTCAAGACGACGATGGTGCTGGATACGTTACTGCTTCTGGTTCTCATTATGGTCAGTATATTAATATTGATGGAGATGATTCTAAAGATAATCATCAAATGATAATGAAATACCGTGGCGTTGCAACACATCCGGAAGTTGATGCCGCAATAGAAGATATTATTAATGAATCTGTTTCAGCTTCAGAAGAAGAGGCACCAGTCACAATTGTTCTTGATAAAGTTGAAGTATCAGATCAGATTAAAAAAGGAATTACAGAAGAGTTCGATAACGTCTTATCGATGTTGGACTTTACAAATAATGGCCACGACATGTTTAAACGTTGGTATATTGATGGCCGTTTATATCATCACCTTGTTGTAAATGAATCTAATATTAAAGCAGGTATTCAGGAGATTCGTCCTATTGACTCTGCAAAGATTCGTAAAGTAAAACAAGTAAAGAAAAAGAAAGATCCAGTTACTGGAGCTAATCTAGTTGAATCGGTTGATGAATATTACATTTATCAAGAAAAACCTGGACAACAGTCATCAGGTATAAAACTATCGTTTGATTCAGTAAGTTATGTAACATCCGGACTTCTCTCAGCTGATAGAAAGAAAGTTGTATCGCATTTACATAAAGCTCTGAAGCCAATTAACCAGCTTCGAATGATGGAAGACTCACTGGTTATCTACAGGCTTGCACGGGCGCCTGAGAGACGAATTTTCTATATTGACGTAGGTAACTTGCCTCGTGGTAAATCCGAGCAATATATGAAAGACATTATGGCTCGTTATCGTAATAAGCTTGTATATGATGCAGACACAGGACAAATAAGAGATGATCGCAAACATATGTCGATGCTTGAAGATTT